CTACCCCTGATTGTCTATTTCTGCTGCAGCTCGTCGCAACAAGCCCTCCAGCGCGGCTTTTACCGTTTGTCGGCGGACCTCGTCGCGGTTGCCGGTGAAGTGCGCAAGCTCAGCCGTCACCTCTTCGCCCACGGCAAAAGCCAGCCAAACGGTGCCCACCGGCTTGTCCGGCGAACCGCCATCGGGGCCGGCAACACCGCTGACCGCCACGGCAAACCGCGCCAGGCTTTTTTCCTGCGCGCCGCGGGCCATCGCCTCCACCACTTCCTGGCTGACGGCCCCGACTTTGGCGAACAGTTTTTCCGGTACATTCAACTGCCGGGTCTTCTGTCGGTTGGAATAAGTGACATAGCCCGCCTCGAACCAGGCCGAACTGCCCGGGATCCGCGTGATGGCTTCGGCGATGCCGCCGCCGGTACAGGACTCGGCAGTGGTGACGTGGGCACTGAGCACCTGCAAACGGCGACCCAGTTCGGCAGCCAGTTGAGTGATTTCCTTCACGGTCGTCTCCAGGAATGGGCGGGGGTTTGCCTACCCTACAGGAGCCCATCGACCATGCAAGGTACAGAGTGCATCAAGACGCTAATGCGCGACGGCCTGCACGTAGGCCTGGCAAGCACGCAAGGCGATCAGGGCGTTATCGCCGTCGTCGGTGATGCGGATAATTCGCTGAGCATGCGCCGGGTCAAGTCGGGCTCGCGAGGTTGCATGAACCACGCCGCCGGGGCTGGGGGCGGCAGGCACTGTGCAGCCAGTGGTGACGGTGGCGAGAAGGACTGACAGCCGCACATCAGCAGTGGCCAGGCGATCGCGCAGAGCCGCTTGATTACGCAGGGCATCGTTCAATTCCTGAATGTGTTGGTGATCGCTAGTAGAGATTTGCTGTTCAAGGGCCAGGCGTTTGGCCTGTTCAGCCTGTTGTTGCTGAAGAATTGCCTGGCTTTGTTGGCTGAGCGCCTGTGTATGTCGGACCGATTGCAGCTCCAGCTGCGCCCCGTATCGCCACGCCTGCACCTGCCAAACAAGCGCCATGAGCAGGCACACACCGACCAAGCGAAACGCACCTAGGAAACGCATAGCACCGCCTTCGCTCGCACCCACAACCGCAAACGATCGTCCAGACCGTTGAGCCCACCATTGATACGGCGAGTGATGGTGGTGAACTGGTCTTTGTCGGCGAGCTCATTGAGGCCGTTGCTTTGCCAGAACCAGGCGGCGGATTCGCAGGCCCACTGTGGCTGCTCCAGCAATTTTGGGTGTCGCAGCAGACGATCGTCACCAAACAGAGCTTGGCTGCACGCCATGTAATTACGGCGCCCGGTGATCTGGATCAGCCCCCTGCCCCGATACATTTGCCCATCACCATCGGCCTCAGGGGTGTTGCCCAGCCGCGCGGCCAGGCTGCCGGTGTCGTACTTGCTCAGGTATTGATCGCTACCCAATTCGCGCACGTACTGTAACTGGGCAGACTCGTGACCGATTTGGGCGAGGAAGGCGGCGACGCGACGGGCCGTATTGATCTGATGCCCCGCAAAGGCCGCATTTAGAAAGGTTAAAAAAATGCCCGCGCGAAGGCGGGCTCCAGGCATTACACCCAGAAGCTGAGCATGTGTGATTACCATGGGTTTTACTCTAAGGAAGGATCTACACCGACAAACCGCTGGCCTGGACCGTACTCCGATAGCCACCTTTTCGCTCGCCCCTGGATTTCACCGTTTTAATCGACCAGCGCCCTTGCATGAACCTCGGCCACGACTCATCCAGCAGCAACAGGCCTTCAGCAGCCAGCGAAGGATTACCCGGGCAGACCACATCGATCTGCAACCCTTCGCGCCCCACCCGCCGCATCTCTCCCTGCGCCGCCGAGCGTGCTTCGTCCTCGCTCTGGTATCGCTGTGTCACCACTTTGAAGGGTGCGATGCCCACCTTGACGACACGCTGTTTTCCGGCTGCCGCGTCCCACCATGACGTTTGCGCGCCGTTGTATTTGGCACGGCTGGTTTCGGTGAAACTGGCGCTGATGAACGCGCGGTCACCTGGACGATTGTCATGGGTAATCGACAACCGTACATCCGGCAATGCCTTGCCCGACAGCGTCTTGATCTGGCCTTTGCGCCCCAGTACATACAGCTCATCGACAGGCTTGGCCACCGCATCGAAGCGCTTGGCCAAGCGCGTCAGAAAGGCCATGTCGCTTTCATTGGTCTGATCGATGTGCGCGATCGGCTCACTGTCGAGTTCAGGCGCCACACGCGGTGAAAAACCATATCGGGTGGTCAGTTGGCGAAACAGCGCACCCAGGGTTATCGGCCCATGGCTGGCGGTGCGGCGCTGTTTGAATTCGTGCTCGTCGAACGGTGCCGCCGTGGCCACCAGCACCAGTCGCAATGGGAACATCGACGGCGTGCGCTGGGTGATCTTGAACACGCCCTTATCCACCAGGCCCGATTCCAGATAGCCAATACGCAGGCCAATTTTGCCGCCCAAATCGGGCAGCCCTTCAAGCCCCTCGATATCGAGGGTCAACTTCAGTTGATCAGATACAAACCCCGCTGCGTCGGTATGCTCCCACTCCAAGAGCCTCTCGTTGAATAACGCGGCATTGGCTCCGTATAGCTCCACTACAGGTGTAAATCCGAGTGCCATGATGGCTCCTTAATCCCAGGCGGAAACCGGCCGACTCGCAACCGGTTGCGCGTCCAATTCGGGCACCAGCACGCTGACGCCCGCCGGCAGTACCGCGCACTGTTCGGCCAACTCCGGGTTCAAGCGCCACAACGCTTCTTCTGCGGCATCATCACTGCGCCCCAGTTCGCGGTAGAGCAACAGGTTCACCGAGTCGCCGGCAATACTTCGAACCCTACGCATTGACGAACTCCTCCAGTAACAATGTCCAATTGATCACCATGGCCGTCCCGTCGTCGATCACGCTGGCTTGTTTTTCACTGATCGACTGGATGGTCCATAGCCCCCAGTTACGCCCCAACCCGTCCACCAAAGGCAACGGCGCCCGCAGGGCCTGCAGGGTGCGCAACTCATCCAGGCGCGCCATGCCATCGGCACGCGCAGCCTTGCCGCCCAATGCCAGCGTTTCGAGCCCCTGGCCGACCTGGCTGGATTTAGGTTTGCCGGCAATGATGTCGAGACTGACCCAGCCCCCGCTGCTACCACGATCAAGCGTGTCGTAGGCGAACCCACGGGACAGCCCGAAAATAAAAGTACCCAAGACCATCTGTTGTCGCATCACACAGCTCCATCGGTGAGTGCTGCGCCGCGTCGGGTCGCCAGCAGGTTGTCCATCGACAGCGGGGTAAATTGCGCTTCGATCTGTTGCACCACGAGCGCCGCCAGCTGGTGATGGCTGGCTTGCTCAGGCGCGGTGATGGTGATTTGCGGGGCGAAGTTGATTTGGCGGTTGTCGGCCTGAGGGGCGTTGAGGTTTTTGCTGACCTCCGTGGGGGATGGCAGGCGATCGCCCGTCCCCATCACTTTTTCAGCCAGCCACGCACCGACGTCACTGCCCACGAAAGTGCCCACGGCGCCACCGACTACCTTACCGATTGCGCCCCCGGCGACGCCGCCCATCACACCGCCCAACACTGTGCCGGCACCCGGAACAACCGAACCGATAACAGCTCCCGCCAGCGTGCCGACCGCTCGGCCTATCGCCATCCCGGCCACATCACCGACGACACCGCCGGCAACACCGCCGCCGATGGAGCCCACGCTAGTGCCAACCTCTTGACCCAGGTTTCCGGTCATCGCGCCTTGCGTCATCTCGACACCGGCCTGGGCCACCACCAAAACCAGGGGGACCCCTTTGGCCAGCTTGCTCACCTTCGCCGCTTTGCCAGAGATGCCTGGGCCGGAAGAAGACGGGCGATTACCGTTGTGCCCGTCATTACTCGGGGCGTTGCGCGGGCTGCCCGGCGGTGTGGTTTTATTCCCTGCTGCCGGCCCCTCTCCGAGCACTTTCCCTGCGACCTTTTCGAAAATCTTGTCCTTCACGGCACCGAAAACACCGGAAACCACCGGGATCAGCACCGCCCCCGCCAGGGTGACGGCAGCGGCAGCCTTGGGCAGGCCCTCCGCGAGCCAAGCCACGCCACTGACCAGGCCGTTCATGGCGGTCAGCTTGGCATCCACAACGGGGTCCAGCGCTGTATCAGAGGCAGTGCTCAAGCGCGTGGTACTGGCCTCGTAGGCTTGCCGACGTGCGTAAGTAGAGTCCGCACGAACCTCGGCCGAACGCAGCACCGAACCTTGGTCGCCCAGCGTCGAAGTGGCGTAGGTGGATTTTTCTGCGACCAGCGAAAAGGCCTGTTTCACGCTGTCGATCACCGGTACCAGGCTCAGAATCGTCTGGTTGCCGTCGAACAACTGCGTCGCCAGCACCGCCTGCCTTTCGGCAGGTTGCGACTTGAGCGCCTCCAGCACCGTAAGCACGGCCTGTGGGGCGTCCTGTTTCATGCCCGCCGCGAGTACTTTTGGATCAAGCTTGAGCTCTGCCCAGGCACTGCGTTGCCCTGCAGAGGCGTTGTCGCCTTTAGCCAGGACGGCGCTGATTTTTTCCAGCCCGGCACCAGCAACAACCTTGCTGTTACCTGCGCTCAATAACGCCGCCGAAAGCGCTGCAGCCTGTTCGGGACTCATGCCCGCAGCCTTCGCGGCAGCGCCCTGGAGTTGCACAACAGCGCCGATATCCGCCGATTCGGCCTTGAGCGATACCTGGGTGCCCAGCACGTTTGTTGCGTCGGCAAGGTCCAAGGCTTGTGCGCGATCAAGGTGCATTGACTCGCGCCAGCCGCCCATGATTTCGCCGGCATTTTTGACGTCGATCTTGAACGCCGTCGCCAGGATCGCAGCGTCGCGAGCGAACTGCTGCAGGTCTGCCCGGCGCCCAACGGGGTCGATATTGCCCGATGCGTCCTTGCGATCACTGCCGATACCGGAACGGGCGGCGGCATACTCGACCTTCGCGAGGTCGACGGCACTGGCACCACTGGCAGCCACCACCGGCTCGGACGCCATGGCAAGGTTGGCTTCACGCAATGCCTTGCGCTCATGCCGGGCAAACATCAACAGTTGGTCAATATCGGTCATCGCGGCGTCCAGCGCCTGCGAGGGTGTGCGCTTGTCTGTAGGCGCGACGGTCTTCGTACCCTCTGCGTTCCCGGCAGTTTGAGCTTGCCGGGCGTCCATCACCTTGAGCAACGAGACGTTGAACAGCTCCAGCGTATCGACCAACCGGACCTGCCCGTCCGCCAGATGCTTGATCTGCAAGCTGGCATCGGCCAATGCCAGGGCCAAACTCGCCGCACTCCCCGGGGCCCCCTCAAGCGGGCTCGGCAGCGCTTGGGTGATAGGTTTGAGACTAGCGTGCATTCCTGTCATCTGAAGTGCGCCCTGAGTCATCACGCCGTCCTTGGCAATGGCTGACCCTGCTTCATGATTACTATCTGCCATTGCGCTCTACTCCTGTTTGACGCCAAGACGACTGATCGCGATGTCGTAGCGGCGCAATGCTTTGCCGGCTTCCCAGTCGAGGATTTCCGCTTCGTTTACCGAGTAAACCAGCGGCACTACATCGAGGATCACTTCGATGTCGCGCTCCGAAAGAAGTCCGCCGGTTTGTTTAAAAAATCGTCGATGCGCTCCTGCAGCTCGGTCCAGTCGGGCACGGTCAGGCCGGCAAGATCGGGAATCATCAGGCCGGTGCAATGGGCGGTGATGAACTCGGCACGCTCTTTGTTAGTGGCTAGCTTTTTCATCACCTTGGTAGCGCGCAGGGCGGGCATTTCCAGGGGCAGTTCGGTCAGGGTACGGCCGGCGGCTTCCAGGGGTAATAGCAGGTGGACAGGCTGGTCGTGGGTCGTCACGTCCTGTTCGTTCAGGAAGAACGAGGCCGGGCGCGTCGACATTTCGTGTACGTACTGCGCAATGCTCACGTAGTCCGGGCGTTTGAGTTGGTCGAGTTCTTTTTCCGACAGGCCGGTGGCGAGTTTCGCCAGTTCGAAGAACTGGTCGTCCTCGTCATCACCGGCCCGGGCCAGCGCGTCTTTTTGCGCGGCGTAGAACAACGGTTTGAGTTGAACCTGCTCGATCATTGCACCGGTGTCGGCGGTGATCGGGGACAGCAGGATGTGCAACGGTGGCATCCAGGCCATGGGGCAATTCCTTGTTGAACGGTATTGAAAAGTGCGAAAAATCTAAACCTGAGCATGGCCCCTGTGGGAGCTGGCTTGCCTGCGATGGCATCCACTCGATACACCAGGGATACCGAGTCGCCTACATCGCAGGCAAGCCAGCTCCCACCTTGACCGTGCTCGCTTCAGATTGCGCCGGCCCTTAAGGCATCAGCACGGCGCGGCGGGCATCGCCAAGAATGTCGACGCCGTTGAGCACGAACTTCTGGGTGCGCACATCGATGTCGATCACCGAAATGCCATTTTCCAGACGGTTGTAGGTACGGCAGGACAGTTCCAGCGTGGTGGTAGCCTTGTCGCCCATTTTCAGCTTCGCCTCCTCCAGGGATTTGAGCTTGCCGCCCACGGTGTGGTAGGTGAAGTAGGTCTTGCCGTCCTGGTCTTGGCCGGCTTCACGCACGTTCAGCAAGATGTCGTCGCCCGTGCGCACGCCCAGGGCCAGCATGATTTCCGGGCCGGCACCTTGCAGCACCAGCTTGGCGTTGAGCACCTTGCCGCTCTTGGCCATTTCCTCGGCAATAAAGCGCCCGCCGGACATAAGCTCCATGTCGAACTCGATCTTCGGCGGGGTGAACTCTTCCACGGTTGCGCCGACAACGGCAGGCCTTGAAGGGTGGCCGCAATGGCCTGTCTGACTCGGTTGGTAAACATTAGAGAACGTCCTCCAGGAACTGCTCGATGATTTCATCGCGGGCGTTGAGTTGATAAACCATGTGTTCGTTCGGCGCGTAGCGGCCGTAGTCGATGACGATGAACCAGGTGCCGTTTTTGTACTTCTCGACGCTGTTCAGCTCCGGGTGCAGGTACACGCTGCCGCCGGGGATGGTTTCGTCGGCCACCAGGGTTTGCAGCCAGTCGTTGATGCGCTTGACCTCCTGGTCCATGAAGGACTTGGTGAGGTTCTTGGCCATGGCTTTCTGGCCAGCCTTGACCAGCTTGCGGCTGATGGCATCTTCCAGGCCAACGTAGCTGATGAACTTACCGGTGATGGAGCGGTTGCCCAGCAGGGAGAAGCCGCCGAGGATGGTGCGAGCGTAGTAGCTCACGCCGTAGCGGTTGAGCAGGTCGCCTTCGGTGGAGGTGTCGAGGATGTTGTACTCGACCACGCGGGAAACGTCCTCGGCGAAGGTCACCTGGTTACCTGGGCTTTCCCACTGCTTGACCTTGGCCAATGCGGCGATGGCCAGCGAGGATGGCGACAGGAACACGTTCTTCTTCGCGGCCTTGGAGTACACCGACGGCATGTTGTGCACCAACAGGCAACGGTCGAAGCCCAGGTCGGCCCCGCCCAGTTCGCCGCTGTAGGTCACTTGATCGGCAACGGACGCGTCCTTGCCATCCAGCACCACACGGGCCTTGATGCGCTTGCCGAAGGAGGCGAACTCACCGGCCACTGCCTTGGTGCCGGTAAAGCCTGGAGCGCCGATGATGGTCAGGTCTTCAGGCACGCTGCTCAGGGCCGCCAGGCCCAGCTTGCGACCGGTGGCCGGGTCGTTGCCGCCGATCACATTGTTGATCGTATCGGCCGGGGTAGCGCCTTCTTCGACGATGACCACATAGACCGGCACCTTCACCACTTTGAGGATCTGGTACACCGCTTGGAACAAGGTTCCCGACTCAGTGCCGGTAGGGTCCAGCAACGCCTGAGTGGTAAAGCTGTTGATGCGAAACGGCGCGTTTTTCGGGATCGACGCATGGGCATTCGGTGCAGTGCCGACCAGGCCGATGACGTTATCGCCAAGGCCACCCATGGCCTCGGGGGATTCAGTGGCATTTACAGTGATGCCGTTGTGCTCGAAGTTCAGGACTTCTGCCATGGTTATTCAGCCTTCTTGGGGGTGGAGTTGAGGGCGCTGGTCAGTTCCAGGCGGCCAGCGGTGCGCAGGGCGGATGCTTCGACGTCGAGCAGTTCCAGCTCCTCACCGGCGGTAGACCAATGGCCGTTGCCGGTGGGGAATGGGATGAGGACGGTGTAGGTTTGGCGGGTGGGCATGGGTGGAGATCTCCGGGATGGAAAATGTTAAAGCCCCTGCAGGAGGGGCTTTCGGGGGGCGAAAAAACCGCTTTCGCGGTGGGGGGCTTACTTCAGGAAGCGGGGCTTTTCAGGCCATACCACCGCGTCCGGGTCGGCACCCTGATCGGGGATGTCGCGCAGAGCTTTACGGTAGGCCACGAACACTGAGCGATCTTCGTCGGCCATTGGGTAATCAGGCATGGCCGCATAGTCGCTAGATGCCAGGTCGGCGTCCCGGGACTTACGAATGAGCGTCCACTTGATCAAAGGGTGAAGCTCAGCAGGTACAAATTCAGGTTTCATCAATATTCTCCTTAACCCAAAGCCAACATGGTTCCCCAGTCAGCGGGGTGGGCAACTACGCCCGTACAAGCGCCCGCCAGCATTACTTCAACAACTCCACCCTCGGAGTTGCGCATTGGATGAAGATGCGCGTAATACCCAAAACGCTGGGCCGGCAATACCACCTCAGAACACCAACGCCACTTACCCTTTTCGCTCTGTGTACTCCAAAAACCTGAAACAGCGCCCTCAATCACTCGAACAAAAGCTCCGAAAGTCATACACGAATTCAGACTCACGGGCGTCCCTCCGCTTGCCCTGTCGCTGTCAACAGAATAAGGAAACGCAAGCCACATGCCGCTCTGCGGGGTGCCTTGATTGTCCGACCATTTCATTTGCCAGACGTTAATACTGGTGCGCCAATATCCAGTCGAGCTTATGTCGAAATCTGGATATTGCTCACGCACATCCGCCTGTACCTGAAGCATAAAGTCGACGTCCGCCTGAGGCCGCCCCGCAGTGTGCGCCGCCGCGGTCACCGTCCGCAGTTTTGTAGCAGTTACCTGTTGATGAACAGCCCACCCATCAATCAGGGTTCCCGTGGCATCCGCTGTCATATTGAAGTTTCGCGTAAGCGCCAGCCTAGGCAACCTCTGCTCCAGGCTTACAAGCTGTGCCTCATATTTTCGACGCGAAGCTTCAAGCGCCTTATCAATATCATCGACCTTGCTCGTAACGATGTTCGTCAAATTATTTGCCGCGCTTACAACAGCGGCCAATTGCTGTTCAGTACTCACTGTTTGAACTCCCTGTATTCCATTAATATTTCCCCTGAGTTTTCAATCAAGCCCAAAGAGCGGCTTCATGGTGACAAGTAAAATGGCTCTGTCGCTAAGTCGCATTCTTTTCCAAAGCCATTACCCGAAATAGAACCCCTACACCTCGGGCCATGTTGTCGACGCTTGCCGCCGAAAGAGAAGCAAGCTCTTCGACCAGCAAAATATTGAGGTTTTCAGACCCCACTACCACCGTAACGCTATCCGCCGGCAACGGCGAGACATCCAGCGTAAACTTCTGCAGCACCCGCGCCGCCGCCGCTTTATACGTCAGCAACTTCCCCGCCACGGAATACACCGCCAACAACGTCCCGCTGACGAGGTAAAACCCGAACTCGCCAATCTCATACTCACCATCGCCATCGAACAGCGCGGCCATCCTGAGTTGGCGCTCGCCCAGGTCTTCGTAATCAACGATGGCCACCCGTTGGCGCTCGTCACGCAAGGCCACTTCGCTGCCGTCGGGGTTGTAGCGTGCGG